AGGCCGTGTCCACATCGGCGTTCTTCAGGTCCGCCAAGGCACCAGCGGCACGCACCACGGCCAGGCGTGCCTCGTCCGGCACGCCGGCCGTGTTGTAGATGTCCATCGCAGCGCTACCAATCTGGGCCCTGCTCAAGCCCATCAACTGCTCGGAGCTGACCTTGATCCCCACGGCATTCAGATCGGCCGTGACCTGGTCGTACTGCGACTGCCGGCGCTGCGCAGGGCTCAGGTACTTGTCGACAACGCCGGGCAGCTCGTCTGCAATGGTCTTTTGCAGCTTGATGGCCTGCACGTTGTCGAACAGCGCGCGGTTGCTTTCGTCCAATGCGTCGCGCTGGCGGGTCAGCGCCTGGGTTGCATCGTCGGTCAGTGAATTGAGCTCGTCCTGCAAGCCATTGCGCTCGTTCTGCGCGTCGATAGCGCGGCGGGTAGCTGCGTTGACGTCGTACTGGGTGGCAAGCGTCGCTCGGTCCGATGCACTGAGCTTCTCAAAGGGGTTCAAATAATTGTCTCGCTCCAGGGCGTCAGCTTCGCTTTTCTTGCCCTGGGCGCGCAAGAGATCAATCTGCAGAGACTTGGCATCACTGGACAAGCTGCTCACTGCAGAGTTGAACTGCTGCACCAGCTCGCTGACCGCGTTGCCCAGCTCACTGGCCGCGTTGCCCAACTCCCCGGTGGACTGCGTCGCTGCAACCGTCACCGGCTGGTAGCGTGGCGTGTAGTTCACCCCTGAGCCGGCCTGCCCCAGTGCCCCACCCACCGTGGTGCGGATGCGCTCCATCGCGGCAACGAAGTCCGGGCTGTTGAACAACAGCGTCACGGCCTCCGCCTGCTCCTGGGCACGCGCAATCGTGCGGTCGATGGACTCCTGGCTCAGCACCTCCGAAATGTTGGCGCCGGTGGTGATGGCATCCAGCATGGGTGCAATGATCCCGGCATTGACCGTATCAAAGATGCGGCCCGCCGCCGTGGTGAACAGTGTCTGCTCGATGCTGGCCACCAGCGTGTTCGCCACTGCCTCGCCGGCCGCTGCGGCGTCGCCACCCGCCAGGCCTTGCGCGAACTGCTGCACCAGCACATCACGCGAAGTACCAAAGCTCTGCAGCAGTTGGTTGGGCAGGTCCCCGATCTTGCTGAGCAGCGCCGTGGTCTCCGTTGCGCCCAGCGCCTCGATGTCCACATCCTTGAGCTGGCGCGACACATACTTCGGCAGGTCCGTCGCAGCCTTCAGTGCCTGCAGCGTCGCCTGCTGCAGATCCGTCGTGAAGTTCTCCACGGCGGTCTTGTAGTCCGGGCTGTTGGTGCTGGTCAGCTCGTACAGTGTCTGCGAATAGTTATCGCCCTGACCCGACTCACCAAATCGCTCACCGGTCGACAGAATACCGCCAGCAAACACACCGCCCCGGCTCTTGCCGGAGGTCTCGAAACCGGCGCTGAACGAGGTGAGGGTAGACCGGCTCCCGTACATTCTGAGCAAGTCATTGATCGACGTGGCCGTGCCGGCGATCGCCTTCTTGATCGTGCTCTCATCGCTGACAGGATCACCCTCCAGGCGGTAGGCTTGGCCATTGACCAGCGCCTTGCGCTCGCCGTTGGAAAAGTCGCGGTCGTACTGCTGGCCCTCGTAGGTGTAGGTCTGGCCTCGGCGCTGATTGGTCACGCTGCCTTCATAGGCAATGCCGAACTGACCACCCGTGCGGGTCTCACCCTTGGTAGTCTTGCTAATTGCCAGCAACGCTGCAACCGCGAGCCCAATGGGCCCCAGAGCGCCTGCAATCTGGCCAATGCCCGCCAGTGCACTGGATAGCCCCGTGGAGCTGCCCAACATGGCAAGCCCACCCTCCAGGGCCGTTCCCAAGCCGCCGGCGAGCGTCATGGAGAACCCGCTGCTGAAAGCACCGCCAACGCTGCCCAGCAGCGAGGCCCCGCTGGCCAGGGTACTCAGGCCGCCACCACCGCTTCCACCGGCCACCGCCTGAACAGCAGCTCCAGCACCACTGTTGACCATGCCGGAGAACGCGCTGGAGAGCGCCCCGGATATCGGACTCATGATCGCGCTAATCGTCGGCTTGAGCACCAGATTCTTGAACTGCTCCTTCAGCGCATTGCCAAGGTTCTTGCCAAAGTCCTTGCCGGACTCCAGGCTCTTCATGAACGCGTCAGTCAGGCTGTTGTTGATCTGGTCCGCCGTCTTTTGCCAGTCCTCCCGCACAACCTTGGCCACCGCCGTCTCGCCCTCGATGCGCTTGGCTTCCTCAAGTTTTGCGCGCTGCGCTTCCTTCTCCGTTCCTTCTGGAAGCTTGTTGAGTTTTTCAAGCTCTTTGGCGTATTTGAGCTCAACCTGTCGAAGGGCTAGCAGCTTGGCACGCTCGACGGCTGACAGACCGGTCATCTGTGCGTCCTTCTCGGCAAGCGCACTTTGCTCCTTCGCCGTGTTCAGTAATGCATCGGCTTGAACTCCAATGGCCTGGAAGTCAGCGACCACCAAGCTCGAGACATAGCGCTCCTGTTGCGCAACAGCTTTGTCCATCGCCTCAAGCCGCCCTGGAACCGGTGGTCCCGCGTCCGCCTCTTTGATCCGTGCCTGCTTCAGGTCATCGAGCTTGCCCCTCTCAACCTCCGTCTTGCTTTTACCAAACGCTTGGTTGAGGGCCTCCTGAGCCTCAGCCGCTTTTCCAATTCCTTCTGCGACTTTGATAGCAGAATCGGCATACTTTTTCAGCTCCTCTTCCGCCTTGGACTGGGCCGATATCTCGGCTTCTTTCCCGGCGCGCACCGCATTTTGCTTCGTAAGTTCCCGAGCGGCTTCGAGTTCCTTTTCCTTCTTGGCTCGATCACGGGCACTGAGGTTTCCGCTGTCCAATTCAGCTTGAATGGAGGCTTCCAGCTTTGCACCTTCGCTGAGCTTTTCCTCTACGGTGCCACGCTTCGAGAGTGTTGCTATGTATTCCTTTTCGGCATCTATTTTTCTTTGGATGGAAATCAAATCCGAATCGTCAGATTTGGTACCAGCTTGGGGTTTTGCTGTTCCACCAAGGTATTTGCTGCGGATGCGCTCCTCAGTGGCCCTGATCACCTCAGGGTTGAGGCGAAAATTTCCTGGCTCATCTGCTTTGATCTTTTTCAGATTTTCCCGATAGTCCTCCAGCTCTTTGTTGAGCCGCTGCTGCCCACTCAACGTGGACTTCGTGATCCGATCCACGGCATCGATAGCATTGACAGCGTCTTTGCGTGCATTGGCGCTGTCACGTTCAGCTTGCGCGCCAAGTTTCGCCGTCTGTTCTTGCTTCTCAAGAACCGCGATCTCGCGCTCCAGATTGGCGATGCCCTTATCCCAAGACGCGACTACAGCAGGAATGTCGTTCTTGGGCCCGCGCTGCTTGGCTTCCTCCAGCCTCTTTCTGGCGTCGCCCAGCTTGTCGCTGAGCGTTTCATCGCGGCCAATTCCGAGCATGAGATCCCACGCCTCTTTGGCAACATCCCCGACGCCCTGCCAAGCGCGCTCCATAAATCCCAAGCGGCCTTCCATGGCCTTGCTGACCTTCGCCATGGCGTCGTCGTATGACTGCTGCGCCAGTGCGGCAGCCTCTGATTTCAGCCCCTGCTCATCGAGTGCCTTGATCTGGCTATAGATTGCAGACGTCAGGTAGTTGTGCTGTTCATTCAACTTCCGCGACGCTTCGACCGGTGATTCCCCCAACTGAGCAAACGCTCTAACGGTTTCGCCGATTGCGACGCCTACATTGCGCTCCATGAGAACAGCTGTGGTGGCAAATTGCTGCAGGTTTTCAGCGCCGACCTGCCCGGAGCCCGCCAGAGCAGCCAAAGCCTCGGCAGCTTTTGCCTGAGTTCCAACCGTTGCATCAATACTCACCGCCATGCCTTGGAGTTCGGACACAGTGGTTCCCGCAGCATTCCCGGTAAGCGCAATAGCTTTGGTTAGCTCGGCAGACTCCTTGCTGCCTTGGGCAAACGCCACGGCCAATGCGACTACAGCTGCCCCAGCCGCCACATACGGATTACTCATTCCTACGATGAGATCTTTGGCTTGTTGTGACGCCCCCCCAAAGTCCGCAAGACTGCTGATTACTTGATTTGTCGCTTCAAGGAAGCCAGCGCTTGCCTCACCTCCCGATTGCAACGCGGAAACCACAACACCCAACTGCCCTGGCAAGCTCTGCATAGCGCTCGACAAGTCCGAAACCGCTTGCTGCATGCTCCCAAACACGACCAGTTGCCCCGCCACGGCCTGCTCTATCTGCTTGGACACAGACACCATGGCTGCGCCCTGGGCCAAGTACTGCGCGTTGGCTTGAACTGCGTCGGCGGTTTGATCAATGGCCATACTCAACCTCTCATGGATATGGCCCGCCAAGCGCAAGCCCAAAAAACAAAAGCCACCCGAAGGTGGCTTGCACAAACAAAAAAGAACCCGGCCTGGCGGCCCATCGGACTGCCTCAGTCCCTGCTATTCATCTCTTCCAACGCCGCCCGCTCAATCACCTGCACATCCGCAAAGATCGCATCGCGTTCTGCATCGGTCTTGCCCCGGTGCAAACGATCCAGCGTCGCAAACACCGCCGGGTAATCCAGCCCCGTAGCCCCGCCCATGCCCACGCGCCACTGGGTGCTAACGGAACAAAACAGCAGGCAGGCGTCCACGTGCTCGGGCCAGACTTCCACGGTCTGCTCGGGGAAGTCGCTCAGCCGCATGCCCCATGCCGCCAGCTCGGATTCGTCGGGCGGCTTGTGATACGGCGCGCGCCCGATGGCCTTCAGTTTCCCAGGCGAAGGCCTTCGCGGGTTTCGTTGTAGGCCTTGAACACGGCCTCGGCGGCGCCGGGGTAGCTGTCGCACATGTCGACCAGGGCGTCCACGCCCAGGGGTTCTTCCAGGTCCCAGCCGGTGACGATCTGCACAATGAGTTCGGCGCTGTGCCGGGCGCGCAGGCTGGCGATGTCGCTTTCCTTCACCGGCTTGATCAGCGAGGTGATGGCCGCTTCCTTGGCGTCGGCGTCGGCGTCGGACGGCACCGACTCGGCGGGGTCGTTGGCAGCAACAGCGGCTACCGACTTCTTGCCGGCGGGCTTCTTCGCGACGACAGCGGCAGCCGCGGGCTTGTTCGCCTGCTCGGCGGCATAGGCCTGCTCGGCTTCCTGGCGCGCGGCGTCGAACAGGGCTTGCACAGTCTTGCCGATGGCTTCGGCGTGCTGCTCGCGCATCTTGGCCCACACGGTGGAGGGCAGATGGCGGGCGTCGAAGTTCACTTCGTCGAGCCCATGCGGCGTGGGCACCTCCACCTTGAGTGCGAAGGACTTGGGGGTGGACTTGCCGATAACGAGTTTGGCCATGGTGATGTTTCTTTCGAGGGAGTACGACACAAATAGGAAAAGCCCGTGCCCGGCCCTGCCGCCCCCTCGAAGGAGCGAACAAGGCCGGGTCGGTGCATGGGGTGTGACTGCACGGCCAGGCCAAGGATGGCTGGAGGTGCAGATCAGGGAGCGAGCTGCCCGGCGCAGGCGCCGGGAACAACCGCTCAGTAGCGCGTGGGGCGGCCTTGCAGCGAGATGGTGGCGCGCACCTGCATCACGCTGCCCTTGGTCAGCGTGGGCGTTTCGTTGAAGGACACGAAGCCGTTGTACAGCAGCACGGCGCCGTTGGGCAGGGTGACCTTCAGCGCGCGGATGGCGCGGGCTTCGCCGGCGGCCTTCAGGGCCTGGTAGCCGGGCAGCGAGGGGTCGTCGCCGATGCCGATCTGGATCGACTGGGCGCTGGTCACCGTGGGCAACTGGCGTTCGTAGTCTTCTTCCAGGAAGGAGAAGTTGGCGAACTGCTGGTCACCGCCGCTGGTGGTGAACTCCAGGATCTGCGGGATCTGCGTCCAGGCCGTGATCTCGCGCAGGCTGCCCACGCCGGTGCCGGCCGCAAAGCGGTTGGTGTCGGTCGTGTCGATGCCGGTCACGTCCAGCGCGTTGGTGGCCACGTTGGAGGCCTTGAACACGCGGTCGCTGATCTTCTGCCAGCCCGACTTGAGCTCGTAGAAGGCACCGTTGAGCAGGCCGTGCGCGGCCGAGGTGATGACGCCGGGGTTGGCGTTGGTGATGGCGGTCACGGTCTTGACCGAGCCGTAGGTGGTTGCAATGGCGATGGTTGCGCCGTCGGGCAGGGATACAGCCATGGAATGGGCCTTTCAGTGGAGATGTCGAAGTGACAACAGACAAACAAAAAAGCCGCACCAATCAACGAAAGTGCGGCGGAAGTTCTGCGTGGCATGGGGCAGGCGTTTCCGCCCGGAAGAACCTGGAGGAGCGGCCTGCCGCGGGGCAGAGTGAACGGTGAAAAAGGGCTCAGGGCTGCGGGGGCAACTGCGCTTGCTTGTGCAGCCACTGCTCCCAGGCCGTGATCGCGCCCTTGGCCAGGCGGATCAGGGTTTCATGCAGTGCTTTGGTGGCAGGGCTCATGGGGCACCTCGAAGGATGAATGGATGTCCTTTTGCGCACGCCGCAACACGCGCGCAGCGCGGGTGCGCCATGCACAGGGCAGTGTGGAAAAAGAGGGAGAACGAAACCAACGCTGCGGCCCCGAAAAGCAGAGCCGCAAAAGCAAAAATCCCGCAGGGCAAACCATGCGGGATTCACAAAATTCAAGACGACAAACCACCCCAACCATCTACCGCAGTCGCTACAGGCGAAGAGCCAGGCTGTGGCTGCGGGCAATCAACAGAGGGGCGACGGGCGAGAGGGTCAGCACCCTCTGCAATCGTCTGATGCAATTTTAACCGCGATGCATGGAAACATGCAAGCGTTTTTTCATCGACTGGTTTCTGCGGCCCACGCAATCGTCCAGCATGTTGAGCGTGCGCCGGCCGTCCTGCCCCAAGGGCTCGCGCGCCTTGCGGCTGCCGCCGCAGGCCTTGCACACGCGCCCCAGCATGGGCGTGCCGGGTACCAGTGCGGCCCCGCGGCCCAGGCAGGCGCGGCAGGTGGGGTCGAGCCAGTAGCACACGCTGGTGCGCGCCAGGGTGCGTGCATCGGCCAGGTGCCGGGCAACGGCCCAGCGCTCCACGGCCTCCAGCACCTGCGCCAGCGAGCGCAGGCGCTCGAGCAGGTGCACGGCATCGGCGTCCGGGTGGTTGCGGCGCTGGTGCGCCACGCTGTCCCATTCGCCGCGCAGGCGCATGAGTGCGCCGCCCAGCATGCCGGGCGACCAGCCCGCGGCAATCAGCACATCGGCATCGCCGCGGCGTTCGGGGTCCACCTTGAGGTTGGAGGACGAGGTGCCCGCGCGGGTGTAGGCCTCTTCCACGGTACGGTAGGGACTGTTGGTAGGTTCGGTGGTCATCAGCATGGTCATCCCTCGCATGGGTTGAAATGGGTGGAGCTGCGCTGCTCGCCAGCCAGCACGCCACAGCGCATCGCGTTGTCCTGCAGCGCCCGAAGGCGCCGGTACTCGGCCAGCACCACTGCATGGCCTGCGGCAGCGCCCGCCGCACCGAACACGGCGGCCAGCTCGCCCTGGTAGGCATCGGTGTGCGCGCCGTCCTTCAGCGAGCGCCAGAACTGCGGGCCCTGCGCCAGAGCGCGCACCTTGCAGCCGTGGCAGTGGGCGCGGAACAAGGGGCTGTGCGCGCGGGCCTGTGCGGCCTGGCACGCGGGGCAAGGTCCGCCCGCACCGTCGCCATCGCTGCGCAGCAGCGCGCAGACCAAGGGCATTGGGCCGGGGCGCCTGACCATCGGCAGCACGGCGGCGCTCATGCCCAGCCCTCCTCGACCATGGTGATCAGACGCTTGAGGGTGGCCCGGTCCATGGCCGGCAGAATGAGCTGCAGCACCGCCTCGAATGCGGCCGCGTAGAAGCGCTCGAAGGTCTGCTGGTCCATCGCCTCGTAGCGGATCGACCGCACCACGGGAACCGTGTTGCCGGTGCGCGGGTCGATGGCATCGTCGCAGTAGCCCGCAGCCAGCTTCACGGCTATGAGGGCCTGCTCTGGCGTGCCATAGGTCTCGCTGTTCTCCGCCACCACCTGCAGCAACGCGAACAGGCGCCGGTGCTGCGGGCCGTTGCGCGGGCGGCTCCATTCCATGCGCAGGCAGGTGCCGGGCTTCATGACTTCGAGCTTGCGCGCAAAGCGGCTCCAGGCGTCGTGGTCGGCCGGCGTCGTGCCGCGCAGGCCTTCGGCGGATTTGATGAGCATGGCTTTCATGGGTGACAGGTCCTCTCTGCGGTGGTGCTGTGGTAGCTGGTGGTGTTCGTGGCGGAATGCAGGGGCAAACCCTGCCGGTAGGCGGGCCGGCGTGCGCCGGTCGCGGCACGCAATGCGCCGGGCCGTGGGGGTGCTGCCGTCGCAGCCAACGGGTCTGCCGATGCCAGTGCGCGCAATGCGGCGCGGTCTGCACGGTCTGCACGGTCCATAGCGGGCGTGGCCTGCGGCGCGCGCACGGCAATGGGCTGCGCGTTGCGCGGCGCGGGCGGCGACGGGGGTTGCGTTGCGGCGCGCGGTGCAACCAATGGCACCGCGTCCGCCGCGCTGTGCGCCGTCTGCTTGTCCGCACGCGGCGCAACAGCCTCGTTGCCGACGCGGGGCGCCGCCGCAAGGGCCTGCAGCGAATGAAAGCGCACCGCCGTCTTGCCCGCCGCGCTGCCGCCCTCGTACACCAGCAGCGCTCGCTCGGCATTCCCAATGAATGCAATGCGCGGCGGCGGCAGGCCGACCTTGGCGTACTCGCTGTCAGGGCTGCGGTCGCCACCCAGGCAGCGCGGGTAATCGAAGCTGCCGCGCCCGGTATAGGCGCGGTGGCTTTCGCAGAAGCGGTGCTGCAGGTAGCCCAGCTCCTTGAGGTCGGTGCGGCACACCTTGGGCCAGCCGCCCAGGTCCTGCACGGCGGCATGGATGGCGGGGTCGTCAAAGACCACATCGGTGTACGCGCCCACGCTGCCCATGGCCTCCAGCGTCTTGCCCCAGGCCAGGGCCGCGCGGTCGGCCGCCGTGCCGGCGAGGATGCGCACCACATCGGCCACACGCGGCGCAAAGCGGCCGTGCTCGGGGTCGGTGGCATGGCTCTGCATGGCCTGGCGGATCTGCGCCAGATCGAACGCCTGGCACGCACCCCACCACAGGTCCAGCACAAAGCGGCTGGCGTCCTGCCGGTAGTAGGCGAGCACGTCGGTGATCAGCTGCGCGAAGGGTGCGCGTTCAGATGCTTGCATGGTGCAAAGGCTCCTGTACCTGGTGGGGTTGCGGGTGGTGGGGGTGGTACGGTGGTGGTGGGGGCGCGGGCACCGCGTCGGGCTCCTGCAGCGCCCAGGCATGGCCCACACTGCGGTTGCGCTGCTCCAGCGCCTCTTGCCGGTTGCCCTGCAGGGGCGGCTGGCCTGGCGCACCGGCACGCCGCACGGCCGGGCCGCGCTGGAAGGCCGCGCGCATGCACACGGCCTTGAGGTACTCGGCCGGGTCCGCCGGGCGGGCCACACAGGCAGTGCGCACGGCCTCGGCCACGGTGTCGTTGCCATGGTCCTTGCACAGCCGGCCGATGAAGCTGCCGCACTGCGCACGCGGCATGCCCGCCTGCGCCAGCAGCGATTTGCCCACCGACCACAGCTCGTCGCGCGTCAGGCCGTCGGCGCTGGCTTCGGAGTGCGCGTTGCCATCCGCATCGTCGATGCCCCGGTGTGCGGGCGCCACGCCCACGGCAGCGCCCTGCCCCCGGCCCGCTGCGGCGCCCGCCGTTGCGCAAGCAACGGCACTGCCTTCACCAAAAAGATCCTCTCCGTCTCTGTCTCCATCTCGCTCTCGGCTCCGTTCCTTTCGGTTCCCTTTAAGGCCGGTTTCCGGTGGAACGGCGGCGCAGGGCCGGGCGCTTTCCGGCGGAAAATCCTCACCCGCGGGGGCCATGCCATGGGGGTAGTCCCCGGTCTTCCACAGCGTCTGCGGCGGCACGCCCAGGGCCGGCTTGCCCTCCTTGGCGCGCTTGGCGTTTTCCTTGCGCAGGCGGTCGCAGTACCTCTCGTAGGCGTACTTCTCCTTGGCGGCAAAGGCAGCAATCGCCTTCTCGGCCACCACCGGGTGGTACAGGCGCCCGTCCGCGCACTTCACAAAGCCGTGCAGCGCGGCGGCGCGCACCTTCTTCCATTCCTTGAGCACACGGCCATAGCCGGCCAGGTTGGCCAGCTCCACATCGTCATCGGGCAGCGAGGCCGCAGGCACCTGGTGCCATGCCGCACACCACAGCAAAATGCCCGCGCGAAACGCCTCCCCTTCGGCCGCCGCCGCAAATTTCGAATCGCGCAGCCGCCGCACATCCAGCTCCATGTACGCGAAGTCGCTCAGGTCGCAGCCGGGCAAGGTCATGGGCGCGGGCAGGCCTGTGCTGCCCTTGGGGGCAGTGTTGCTGCTGGTGCTGCTGCTCACGCGGCCTCCTGCCCCAGGCATGCGGCATAGGCCTCGTTGAACTGCGCCCACAGCACTGTGCCCGGCTCGTGGTGGTTGGCCTCGGCCAGCGGAATGTGCTGCGCAGCCGCCGATTGCGCCGCGGCGCGCAATACATCGGGCGTCAGGCGCTGCAGGGTGTTGCCAATCAGCGTGCCCATCACTGCTGCCTCCAGTCGCGCGCAATGCGGCGGCTCTTGTCCAGGCTGGCCTGCGCCTGGGCACGGCTCTCGATGCTGATCGCGCCCTGCACACGCGGGGCAAGTCCCACGGTGCGCAGGCCCCGGCAGTTGAACAGCAGCACCGCGCCCGCAGGCCGTGCGGCAACGCTGCCGCTGCAGGGCTCCACGTCGACACGGGGCGCACCGGCATCGTTAGCTGCCACGGCACTGCGTGGCCGCACCGACTCGAAGGCATTCGCCCCCGCGGGCTGTGGAAAGAAAGTGGGTCGCATGGTTCGCTCATCTCCTCATAAGGCGTGCGGGCGCCTGCACTCACGGGGGAGCGCACGGGCCCATTGAAGAAAAACACCCGGTGCTGCACACAGGCGTACATGCATGCATGCAGCACCGGGCAAAGTCCATGGCGCCTGCTGCGTCAGCGCCATGGCAGGAGAAATCAACCGGTCAGGGCTTAAGTGGCGCTTGCGGCCACCTTCGCCCCGTCAACACCGCCCAGGACCAGGATCCACCGGGCCCGCTGCTGCGCCCCGCGATCGGGGCAACATGCCCGCAAAGTCCACCACCCCCTGCGTGAACGCATGCAGCTCGCGCATGCGGCTTCTGGGAACGGCCCGGCGCCAGTGCGTGATGGCACTCGGCGTCAGCCCGAAGTGCTCTGCCACTTCTTTGTTACGGCCGGGTTCGGCATCCAGCCAATCCGTGAATCTCATGGCAGCAAGTTTAGTTTTATCTAAACAATTAGTCAAGCACAAGCTAAAACAACTTGCTAAAAATTTAGCTACAGCTAAACTTCGCAGCCATGAGCAACGACAGCACCCGCCGAGCGGAATTCACCGCCTACTTCGAGAAGCACTTCGGCACCGACCGCCAGCGCTTCATGGACCAGTTCGGCGTGAGCAAGGGCCGCATGACCCAGTACCTGGACGAGGAAGAGGCCTTCGGCGAGCGCGCCGCCCTCAACCTCGAAAAGCGCGCCAACCTGCCCCTGGGCACCATGTTCCCTTCGCTGCTGCGCGCCGGCAGCGAGGCCGCACGCAGCCTGGCGCCTGAAGGCGTGCCCGTCGTGGGCACCGCGCAGCTGGGCGACGACGGCTACTTCTGCGAACTGCAGTACCCCGTGGGCCACGGCGACGGCCGCATCAACTGGCCCACGCGCGACCCCAACGCGTACGCCCTGCGCTGCCGCGGCGAAAGCATGAAGCCCCGCATCCGCCACGGCGAGTTCGTCGTCATCGAGCCCAACCACGGCTTCATGCCGGGCGATGAGGTGCTGGTGCGCGAGCGCAGCGGCAAGGTCATGGTCAAGCAGCTGGCCTATGTGCGCGATGGCATGGTGCACCTCGACTCGGTGAACGAGGCGCATCCGCGGATCAGTATTCCGGAGGATGAGGTGGAGGTGATTCAGTATGTGGCGGGGATAGCGAAATCGGCGTTGTGGTCGAATGATTGATGCCCGCTGGCGGCTTGCGGGCGGGAGCCGCCGTGCGCGGTCGGCGTGGCTTTTTTTAACAGCATGCCTCTGCTGAGTGCGGGAGCCGGGATGCGCGCCCGGCGGCGCAGTAACTTTCTCTTGGGCCGCCAAGAGAAAGTCACCAAAGAGAAGGCGGCCCCGCTGCCCGTGTCCCCCTCGCCCGGGGGCGAGGGGGCAGCCTGCGATGCTCGAAGCTGGGGTGCGCCTC